CGTAGGTACCATCGGGGTAGAGAATCTTACCAGCGGCCACGTATCGCGCAAATAGATAGCCCATGGTTACGGAGATGGCGACAAAGCCACTGAGGTAGATCAGCATGAACAGTCCGAACATGTGGTTTCTCTCTTGGTTAGCGGTTGTTGGGATCAATCACTTTGAAGACGAAATGAGCCACAACAGCCAGGGTGACGCAGCAAGCGGCTAGGGCGATACCGATACTGATAATAGCGATATCAAAGCTGTCGTATGGCAGACAGGTTACAGGAGTGTTGAGTGGGATAGAGATTGTTTGAGTGTAGCCGGTGTTCATTAAAAGCCCTTTCTGGAAACGCCTTCGCCGATAATGAGGCGGCCATCGTGATGATGAACCACAGCAGCGGTAGCGTAAATGTGGCGATTGTTCGGGAAGTTGTTGGCAATAAGCCAGCGGCGAGAAGGGAGGTTGGTGGGAAGGTCAATCTTAGCGTTGGCAGGACCACAGAGCAAAATAAGCTTGGTGTAGCCAAGGGCTAAAATTTCATCGAGTTCTTCGATGGACCACAGATGGCCTTCGTTACAAATGAAGTCGCTCCCAGCATACCAGTCATAGACGGCGTCACTGGGGGAATAACCACGGCCCGAATAAACGGGGCGTAGCACAAGCTTAGAGGAAGACATAACATTCTCCTACTATGTTTGTCAGTTGTTTGGAAAGTTTGAGCTGTCGGGGACCGAAGTCCGATCGACCCGGCTAGCGTACCACGGTCCGGCGGCGGTGTCAAGCCCCCGTAGGGGGCTTGGAAAAGTGTAAAAGGCAAAAGTAATGGCGAAAAGTGTAAAAGGTAGGGGTAAAAGTGTAAAAGGTAGGGGTAAAAGTGTCAAATTTAGATTATTTAGATTGTAAAAGTGTCAAAGATTTTACATGTCAAAAAGCTGAAGTCCTTGGGGCGCAAGGGTTTGCGAGGGATAAGGTAGATAATATAATCTAAGTGGGGAAAAATAATAAGTTCTACAGAAGTGTAAAGTGGGGGGTAGGACCAAAATCCTATCGGCCAAAAATTTTTTTGTATCGGGAAAGGGTAGTGTTTTTTCTTATATTATTTATATTAAGTAGATTCTAATATACTAAGAAAAAATGTCCAACCTGCTGGTTTTACCTTGAAAACACTGGATATTTGACACTTTTTAAAACTGTCAAAAGTGTATAACATTTGACACATTGTGTGTCAAATCTTTTACACAAAAAAGTGTCAAATATGTCAAAGAATTTCGGGCCTCCGGAAAAAAAATAGATTGTGCTTGACACTTTTTTCCAATCTTTGACACTTTTTTCCAATCTTTGACACTTTCCGAATTGGGGCAGACCTGCCTTAATTTTACACTTGACACTTTTATTTGACACTTTCCGAATTGGGGCAGGTCTGCCTTAATTTTACACTTTACACTTTTACGATTAAGGCGGGTCTGCCTTAATTTTACACTTGACACTTTTACGATTAAGGCGGGTCTGCCTTAATTTTACACTTGACACTTTTATTTGACACTTGACACTTTTGTTTTACACTTTTATAATTGAGGCAAGTCTGCCTTAATTTTACACTTTACACTTTTAAACGCGCGATCTGTAAAATTACGAGCCGTGAACCCCCGACGAATGGTCCGAACGCAGTGAGGAACCGCAGCACAATAAACCTCCTAACCCCCCGACAACCTGTGCCCGATGGTGAGAAAACAAAAAATAGCAGGCGCTTGCGCGCCTGCCGTGACTTAATCATTCTTATGCCAGATGGTAATGTCTCTTACCACAACGTAAACGCAGTAGCCGATGATTGCGGCAAAGCCGAGAATGCTTAGGATTTCGTTCATTGTTGCACCTATGAAAAGAAAGGGGCGAGGCTTTCGCCTCGCCCTGGGTTGGTGATCGTTAGGCGAGAATCGTGGGGCCTTTTTTGCTGGGCTTGGGAGCGCTTGGCGGAAGCCAAGCTAAGTAAGGTTGCCCAAATTTGTTCGCCAGCAAAATCGGTGGCTGCAATTCATCCGCTCCAGGCGCGACGAACATGGCCCATTGTGAAATGGGCGCTTTGTGCTTGGTCGACAATTCACGCATTTTCTTTGCGATCTTTGCCGCATCGGCCGCGCTGAACGCGCCCTTCTCGTTTTTCTTTAGGGCAATTTCGCCTTTCGGATTGAGAACGATAGACACGTTGTCACGATACAACTTAGCCATGATATGGCCTTTCTTGTTCCCCTGGCGCGTCGGGGTTTCAAAGAGCTTCGCCGCTTGCGCCTCAGCGGCGTGACCTTTTTCGCATGGCCACGGTTAAAAAACTATGTATTTGATTTGATCGCTGCATTAAATCTTTGCAATGTGCAGTTCATGTTTTGTTCCGGACGTCGTCTAGCTAGGCTTGTTTCCTATGCAACGCGCAATAAGATAAGCTCTGTTTGATATCCCTTTGCGCACACGATACAAAAACAAAAGCCATAGCATTATAAGGGTTTACGCGTGCGCGCCCGCGAAGGGCCGGGGGGCACGCGGCCATTGGCCCATGACCGCCCCCTGGAATACCCAAATCTCACATAACAAAACCCAGTTTTTCCAATATTTGACACTGCATTAGTATCTTACTAACCCCTATTTTTATATTTGACACTGCATTAGTATCTTACTAACCCCCCACTTCTTCGATTTCCAAAAAATTGCAGCCCCCAAAAACCAATATTTGACACTTTTAGTGTACCGCTTGACTTCCCCTGGTCTTTAAGCACATTAAAAGCATGCAGGTTACTCGTTGGAACAACCGATTTGCTATGGACTTAGCCCTTTTATTAGAGGGTTCCGGCGAAACCGTGGATGAAATCTTAGTCCGGCATAAGCTAATCAAAGACGATCTGCTAACTTTTTCGCAAGATAGTGCTTTCGAGAAGCGCGTTAACGAATACAGAAACGAAATTAAGGAAAAAGGCGTCACGTTTCGTATGAAAGCTCGCGCTCAGGCAGAAGAACTACTTACGACTTCGTGGGTTTTGATCCATGCACCTGATGTTTCCCCCACAGTTAAGGCCGACCTTATTAAATCTACGGTCAAGTGGGCTGGTTTAGAGCCTAAAACGGGCGATGGAGACGTTAACGTGGCGCAAGGTGTCTCTATCACCATTAATTTAGGCGAGCAACAGTGACCGAAAGCCTCTCAATCAACTACACGCCGCCCCCTACAGGGCGCAAATTCATGCTATCAAACAAGAAAATGCGGGTAATTATGGGTCCTGTGGGCTGCATAGCGCCAGAAACGCAAGTTTTAACCGAATACGGACCTATGCCCATCTGGCGTATAGATCGTCCAATGCGCGTTGTATCGTGGAACGACAAGACGTGTCGATTCCAGCTTTCTTGGTGTGGTGGTGCGTTCCCAAAAGGTACGGACTATCTGTACCGAGTGACAACGCAGCAAGGAGAATTTGCCGCAAACGCACATCACCAGATTTACGGCGGGCAAGATAGCTATCTACCGGTCGAATCTCTGTCCCAAGGTCAGTCCTTGCGCCTATGTTCAGACGTCCCTGGTTTGACCAGAGCTTTGTGCGACCCGTTGTTGTCTCCGACAGATGACGACCATTCGATTCAAACAGCCGTAGGTTATCTGGGGAGTTATGCAGCGTCAGCCCGTCAACGTGGTCTACAACTTCTTCGGGAAGAAGGTATCGACCTATGGTGCGCTCAAGGACCAAACGATGCTCAAACATCAGTTTCCCCTGCCGATTCGTTTTTTGCCGGGCGTACGGGTGGTCTTGCGGCGCAGTTACTAGAACGTACCCATCGAAATCAATTCGCCGACCAGCCACAAACTGATGATTTTTTTCTCCAGGCTGGCTCCCTTCCTTTAGTCTCGGAAGGTCCAAGCGCAGCATCACTTTACCAACATAACGACGGGACACTCCCACAAGTTCAGCTATTTCCGCCGACGATCTATTCCCGTCAGCCAGTTCAACAATCCGACGGGTGTTCTGATTCCACCGAGAAGGATTCCGTTTTCCCGCCATTTGACTTATCCACCATATCCAACGGGGCCATAGTAGCCATCTCCAGACAAGAAGTCAAGCGGTCGTATTGGGACATGCAGGTTCTCGATACGAACAACTACGTCACGGTTGACGGGACGATCCACCATAATTCTGGTAAGTCAGTTCTCTGCTGTTTTGAGATTATTCGCCGTGCTTCTATGCAAGAACCAGCCCCTGATGGCATTAGGCGTAGCCGCTGCGCCGTGGTTCGTGAAACGGTGCGTCAGTTGAGCGACACAACAATCAAAACATTTCTTGATTGGTTCCCAGAAGGAATATGTGGCCGCTTTATGCGCACGACTAAAACCTACTTCTTTAAAATGGGCGACGTTGAGTGCGAGATTATGTTCCGCGCCCTGGATGATGCCGACGATGTGGCCAATTTGAACTCACTCGAACTGACTTTTGCCTTCTTTAACGAGTGCCGGGACATTGCGCCCGAGATTGTAGACGCCATGAGCAAGCGGATCGGGCGTTTTCCCTCTTCTAAGGACGGCGGGCCGACGTGGTTCGGGATGTGGGGCGACACTAACCCACCCACTATGGATACATGGTGGTACTATATGATGGAGAAGCTGGACCCCAAGGACGGCGTGAGCTTCAAAGAGAATGGTTGGGAGGTGTTTAAACAACCATCTGGGCGTAGCCCACATGCAGAAAACGTAGAAAACTTACCTGACGGTTATTACGACACGGAAGGGCGCAGCGACGAGTATATTCGTGTGTTTATTGACGGTGAGTACGGCCTGTCTCTGGCCGGTACACCTATATATAAGTACTTTAGGCCAGATTATCACATTTCGATAAACCGCCTTAAACCTATTATGAACGGCATACGACCCCTGGTTGTCGGGATGGACCTTGGACTTACGCCAGCGGCTGTGATTGGTCAGCAAGACCCCAGAGGGAGAGCCCTTATTCTAGCAGAGGCAGCTAGTTTCGACATGGGCGTGCAACGCTTCGCGCGCACGGTGCTGCGTCCGCTCCTTGTGGAACGGTTCCCTGGCATGGACGTACACGTTATTGTGGACCCCGCAGGTATTCAGCGCGCGCAGACAGATGAGCGCAGTGCGGTTGATATTCTTAAGGCAGAGGGCTTTAAGGTTATGCCTGCTAAGACGAATAACTTATCTGCACGGCTTAATTCAGTCGACGAGCTTTTGATGAGGCAGGTTGACGGGGATGCCGCCTTCTTAATGGACCCGCTGTGCTCGCGGCTTAAGGCTGCGATGATGGGTGGCTATCGCTATCACCCCAAAACTGGTGGGGTTGAGAAGAACCAGCACTCGCACATTGCCGAAGCTTTGCAATACTTATGTCTCCATATTACCGGAATGGGAGAGATGATGGCGAGGATGCGGACGCGGACTGTGCAGAAAGTTAGTCCTGACGGATGGACTTGACTTTAACTGAGGTTTTTTCTAATGTATCGGCGTTTCTCTCTGTGTACCTAACCCTGGAGCTTGCGCTCCAGGGTTTTTTCTTATATGTCTAAATTATCTTAGACAAAGGATTGCGAATGGCCGGGCTATCCATCCTTCGTGTGGTCAGTAACGATGAGATTGATGCCGAGGAAAAACGGCGGATTAGGGCTGAGTTAGAGGCCCGGCAGAGCCGCCCTGTCATTCTTAACATGGCTGCTTATATTAAGAAGTGTTGGGAAGCCGCTAAGGACGCCAAAGAGCCCATCGAGCGTCTAATGCTTAAAGCTAAACGGCAGCGCAACGGGGAGTACGAACCGTCTAAACTAAGCAGTATCCGCAATCAGGGCGGGTCTGAAGTGTTTATGCGGATCACCGAAGTTAAGTGCCGGGCGGCGGAGTCGTGGCTGCGAGATATTCTTCTGGCAGACGGCGGGCCACCTTGGGACTTGCGCCCCACTCCAGTTGCAGACTTAGACCCATCATCGACAGAACTTATTCAGTCTATGTTTGCTGAGCGTGTGATGAACATGATTAAACTCATGGGTCAATCACCTAGCCGCGAAGACATGGAAAACGTAAAAGAAACTCTTGTTAATGAGTATAAACTTAAAGTTCAGCAGCAAGCGCAGAACCGCGCTGACCGGATGAAGCATAGGATCGAGGACCAGTTTGCCGAGGGCGGGTGGTACCAAGCATTTGATGACTTCATTACCGACTTGGTGACGTATCCAGCGGCCTTTATTAAGGGTCCTATGGTACGTCGGCGCACGGTGCTTAAGTGGAAACGCGACACAAGCGGGTACACATATGTAGAGCCAGAAGAAACGTTGATACCTGAGTTTGAGCGGGTTGATCCGTTTCGTATCTATCCGGAGCCGGGCGTTACGAATATTAACGACGGGTATCTGTTCCAACACCACCCCATGCCACGATCTGAGTTGGCCGGGTTGATTGGTGTCCCCGGCTACGATGAAGACGCCATTCGTCAGATTCTAGAGAGCGAGTCCATCCAGACGTGGTTTGATGACCTTGTTGAGGATCAGAAAGAGGACTTGGAGCGGAAGTTCGGGACTTATCGTTCGCCTAACACGACTTACGATGTCCTTGAATTTTGGGGTAAGATCAGCGGCAAACACCTTATTGAGTGGGGGCTTACGAGCGAGGAGGTGCCTGATCCAGCCCGTGAATACGATGGAAATGTTTGGATTGTTGGTAACTACGTCATTAAGGCTGTCCTAAACGCAGACCCGCTTGGTGAGAAGCCTTACGCGAAGACATCGTTTATTAAAGTGCCCGGTGCGTTTTGGGGTATGGGCATTCCTGAGATGATCGAAGATATTCAGAATGTATGTAATGCTTGTGCTCGCGCACTGGTTAACAACATGGGTATTGCCTCAGGTCCGCAGGTCGAGATTAACCTTGATCGCGTACCGCCTAATGAAGACATCACGGAGATGTATCCGTGGAAAATTTGGCAGGTTAATAATGACCCACTAGGGTCTGCGGCTCCTGCCGTTCGGTTTTCGCAGCCGGATGACCGGTCTACCACTCTTATGGGTGTTTATGAACGGTTTGCGCGTATGGCCGATGAGCACAGCGGGATTCCGTCTTACGTGTCGGGGGACATTTCGGTGACGGGCGCAGGACGTACGTCGTCCGGTTTGAGTATGCTGATGGGTGCCGCAGGTAAAGGCATTCGACAAGTCGTGGGTTATATTGATAGCGATGTAATTAAACCTGTAGTCGAGAGACAATTTGTGTTTAATATGCGCTTCGATGAAGATGAGACTATTAAAGGGGACAGTGTCATTGTACCACGCGGAGCGAGTACCTTGGCAGTTAAAGAAGTGGTTAACGTTCGACGCATCGAATTTCTTAATGCGACGGCTAACCCAATCGATGCTCAGATTATGGGGGTTGAAGGTCGCGGGGCGCTTCTTCGCGAAGTTGCTAAGACTTTGCAGATGCCGAGCGACGACATTGTCCCATCTCGTGAGAAGCAAGCCATCATGGCTATGGCGCAGGCGCAGATGCCGCAGGCACAGCCCGGTGCTCCTGGCGAAACTCTTCCAGACGGGTCCCCAGCGGGGGGACAAGCAGCTAACGTCGTGGCTAACCAACAGACGGGGCGGACGACGTGAGACCGCCTAATAACAATGAAATCAAACAACTAGCTGCACTGGCCAAGGCATATCCAGATGCAGTAATTTATCTTCGCGAATGGCGGGATAAGGAGTTGGATCAACTCCCCCACGTCGCGGGAACTATCCTGATTGCACAGGGGCGCTGTCAGGTGTTGAAGGAGATAGTTAAACTTCTCCAAGATGCCCCGGATATTGCGGCTAAACTAAAATAGCCGACAAGGAGTTTTAGATGAGTGTGCCAAAACAAGTTCGTAGACAAGTTGAGGCGGTTAAAACCCACTTTGACCAAGTTCAGAGCGAGGCAGATAATGCCGACGTTTCTGAATCGGTGACTGCGGAAAACACCGACCGGCAAGTTGTGAACGAAACTACGTCTGTTGAGGGTAGAGAGCAACCTTCAGCTGGCGACAGGGAATACGAGCAGAAGTACAAAACGCTTCAAGGCATGTATAACAGTGAGGTTGTAGCTGTTAAACGCGAGAATGCAGACCTTAAAAGCCGACTCGCCCGGTTGGAAGAATTGCTTGCAACACCAACGCAAAATGATACGTTTACGGCACAGCAATTCATTACTCCACAGGACGTAGAGGATTACGGAGACACTATTGAAGTTATCCGTAGGGCTGCTCGCGAAGAGAACCAAGCGCTCGCAGCAGAGCTAGCTGCGGTTAAAGCCGAGCTTCGCAAAGTGTCCACGGTAGTTCCGACTGTCGAACGGGTCACAAGAGCGCAAGCGGAATCCCAAGAACAAATTTTCTGGGATCGGTTAACGGCGGCAGTGCCTGATTGGCAATCTATTAACAACGACCCACAGTTCCACGATTGGTTGCTTGAAGTTGACCCGATCAGCGGTCTCAACAAGCAAGTCTTCTTGGAAGAAGCCCAAAAGCGTTTTGACGTGAATCGTATCGCTACTTTTTTCAACGCATGGAAAGATCAAACCAATGCGCCAAAAGCTCAATACCAACGCGATTCCCGTCAGTCGCAGCTAGAAAGAC